GCCGTCGTTGTTCTTGATGGTCACCTGGCGGGAGGCGATGGAGTTTTTCAGGACGTGCATGTGGGCGGCCGGGATGTTGGGCACGTCCACGCCGCGGGTGATCTGGAGGACTTCGCCATTCACACCGACGGTCTCCCAGGCAGGGAGATGCTCCACATGGGCGATGTTCACTGTGAAGTAGGGTGGGGCGTACTCGGGCTTGCCCTTGTAGACCTTCTTCGCCTCTTTCCCCTTGCCCGCTGCCTTCGCTTCCAGTCCTAAATCGATTTCCATGAAATCGTCTCCTGCCATTTGAGATCTCCTTTGCAACTATGTTGCACGCCTGGGCGTGTTATTCCTTTTCACCGGTCTCTGTGTCGTTTACCGCAGCGTCGAAGGCAGCATCGAACTCGTCCTCAGTTTTGAAGTCCTGGTCGAGGAGCGGCATGATGTCGCCCACCAGATCGGCCACTTCCTTGGCGTCCTTGGCGATGTACTGCCGGTTGGTGCTGGACGAGTCGGAGCAGCACACGGACATCTTGTCGGTCTTCTTGGCGTCCGGCTTCAACGGGACGTTGCAACTTAGGACGAAGCCATTGGTTGCCTTGCTGATCTCGATTATCCAATCCATGTACATTCTCGCCTCCTCGGCGCCGAGAGGCGCTCACACTGGAAAAGCCCCGCCCCTTGTGAGGGCGAGGCCAGAGCTGAAGAACGTAACTCCTACAGGAGCGTCGCCGGAACCACCGAGATGTTGAAGTGGGTGGCGGTGATGCCGGTCGCGCCCAGGAGGGTCGTAGCCGGGGTGAAGGTGTGGGTCGCGTCGGTGACGATCTTCGTGATGCCGATGGGGCAGACGGTCGCAGGGACGGCGGGGTAGCCTGCGCCCGGAGTGCCGTTCACGATGGTGGCGGCACCGGAAGCGTCCAGGCAGAGCATGTTGTAGGTCGTGGTGCCAGCGGCCTGGACGGTCAGGGTCGTGAAGACGAAGAGGTCGTCGGTGGCGGCTTTGATGTATCGAACGCCTGCGATGCTATAGTCGATCTGCGCCACGGTCTTGATCTTGGAGGTCGTGGTGCCGGTGGCGAGTGCGCCGGAAGCGTCACAGCGGGTGCCAAACAGGATGCGCTTGTAATCCTCGGTGATGTCCCCGAGACCGGCGGCGGTGAGCGGTGCAGTTACTGAAGGGAAGACAGGCATAGGAGCCTCCTTAGAAGCGAGAAAGATTTTAAGAAAGCGCCCCGAAGGGCGCGATCAGGTTACAGGTCGGTCGCGGCCACCTTAGCCACGGCCATGAAGAGCTGGTTCAAAATAACCGCTCCGAAGTAGGCTTTCCAGCCTACGTGCCCGCGCTGGCCCAGCTTGTCGGAGTCGGAGATGGTGCCCGGGTTCCGGACGATGGGGGCGGTAATGGCGCCCTTGCCCTTGAGGGGTACGGAAGCGGCAGCGTGAGCGCCGAGGAAGATGATCGGGTACACGTCGGCGGAGGTGCCGGAGGTGGAGACCATGGAGCCCTTGGCTCCGCCTGCGTCGGGGTAGGACTCGAAGAGGGTGGAACGGACGAAGCGCACGTCCTTGACCGCCCCGATTTCAAACGAATCCACCGGCACCTTGGCGCCGTAGTCCACGGCGTCCTTGAACCCGGTCAGACCACGCACGTCCTCTTCGCAGTCCGGGTGGATCAGCGCGACGAAGCCGGCTCGCACGGAGACGGTGCCGTAGTTCGGGGTCGATGCCGTCTGCTGGGTGATGTAGCCGACGTTCTGGCGCTTGAACCCGCGGGTGATTTTCGACAGCATCCCGTCAGTGATCTGGGTCCTCGTGGAAGTCGGCAATCTGGTCGGTGAGCTGGACGAAATCGCCAAACTGCTGAAGAGAGACCTGGTAGTCAGTCTTCATGACGTTCTTGCCCTGCGGGGTCACGCCTTCCACGAGCGGAGTGGTCGCTTTGGCGAGCGCCTCGTAACGACGGAAGATCGCTACTTTGGTGGAGTTGCTGGGCAGGGGTTTCATGTCCAGGTACTTCTCAAGGACAAGATACGGGAGGGCGCGCATGAGGAAACCGGGCATTGCTTTTCCTGCGGTACGCGGGGTGATGTCGCCATAGACGTTGATGCTGGACATAGTGGACCTCCTGGCCGGTGTTCTCCGACAAAGGATGAATTTGCCGACCGGGAGGCCGGGTTAGGGTGGGGCTCGTTCGAGCCTATTTCAGCTTTTCAGGCTTCAGTGCTTCTGCTATCTCTCTAAATCTCTGCAGCTCGCGCTGGATCGCAACTTTCACTCTATGTGGCAGTTGCTGCCTCGGGTCATTCAAGTAAAAAACAAGCTCGTTTGCCTCATCCTTGAGCAGCGACGCGGCCTGGTCGAGAGCATCTTTTCGTGTCATCGCAGCCTCCGGCTGGAGCCGCTTTAGCGGCGAGTCGCATTAAGCGACGGCTTTCATCTTCTTCGCTTCGGAATCGAACGCCGAGTCGAAATCGTCTGGCTCTTCTTCGGCGGAGACCGAGGTGCGAACGGTTGCGGGAGCTTCCATGCGCTTCAGCCGGCTCTCGTCCACTTTCTTCTCCGGCTCCACGACTGCGGTCGCCTTTTTGAAGTCCGCGAAGAGCGACTTGACCTGCTCGGTGCTGCCGCCATCGACTATCGCGGTGAGCGTGGGCTGGAGATATGCAGGCTGTTTGGCGATCCAGGCGTCCACCTTGGGGACGAAGGTTGCCAGCGGCTCCCCCGCGACTTCGGTAATCGTACTGAAATGCTTCTCGGCGGCCGATGCCTGCGTGCTGGCGAGCACCGGGGAGACCGTCGCCTTGATCTCTTCAATCTCTTTTCGGAACTCGGTCATGAGTTCATCTTTCTGCGCCTTGAGAGCTTTCCCGAGCAAGGCGTTGACTGCGACCTTCTGCGTGGGCCACTGCTCCTCGAAATCCTTCAGCGCCTCGACCACAGCAGGGTCTTCAACTTCGACGGCCGGAGTCGCCGCAGCTTTCTCGGCAGCGGCCTTTTCATCGGCGGCCTTGGAGGCAGCAAGCGTCTCCGTGATGGTCTTGGAGACATCTTCGACGGTGAGCGGGGCAGGAATCTCAGCTGCTTCCGCTTCGGCTGCGAGACGGGTCGCCTCTGCCTCCGATGCAAGACGTTCGGTTTCAGCAGCTTCCGCTGTGAGCCGTATTGCCCCCGCATCGTCAGGTTTAGACTCGTCGGCCGGCTTCTTTCCCAGTTCCTCGTCGAACGCTTGAGAGAAGATGTCGTCGATAATCTCTTCGCCTTCTACCTGTGTCTCCAGTTTCCCACCCATCGAAAGACCTCCTTGTAAGATATTGCGAGCGAGTGTAGGATTTTAACTCGAGTGTGTCAAGAAGAATGTATGATTCTTACTTAGTAGTTCCCATATTTTTGGCTGTCCGCTCTGCGCATTCGATATTCTTCGTCACTCATGGTATCCTCAGCCATAAAAGCATCCATCTCGCGTCTACTGCGCGCTTGCATAGCCAGCGGCCACGACGCTACTTCTTTGCTCGCGGCATCCAGTTGTCTCAACAACCACCCAGGTTCCAGTTCCATTTAAGCCTCGGCTCGCTCTGCGTCAGCAGAGGTGTGATCCTTACTCACTTTTCTCCACGCTCGGTGCGAAAAGATCAATCAGCTTCTGGAGTTCCTTAATCCCCTCTCGGGTGTCGGAGGCACCAGCTTTAGCCAGTGCCTCTTTCAGAGCCTCGCGCTTCACCACCAAGTACTCAAAGAGCGACTCTCGAACGTCACTTCTGAGCAGCGCTACGCGGAGCCCTTGCTCCAGTTCCTGCTCGCGGAGCTTCAGGTTTTGTCGCATCGAGAAGTAGTTTTGCCGACTGTAAAGCTGTTCCATCTTTTACTCCTTTCGCCTTGGCGAGGTTGCCCTGCGATTTGGAAACGATCTCCTGCGTCTTGGCGGGGAGCAGCGCCTGGGTCTCCTGCGCCTTCGCCGTGTTGAGGTCGGCGGCCGCCTGCTGCTGCGCCGATTTGGTCTGGCTTACCTGCTGCTCGACCTGCTGCGCCTGGCTCTGCGCCTGGTCCATGCCGGCGAGGATCTGCACGCACTTGTCCTTCGGGTAGACGCGATCGATCGGCAGGTCGCGGGCCTGGAACTTGTCGATGAGGAGTTGGCGCTCGTCGGTCATGGCGTGCTCACGGGGGGTCATGGTCTGGCTCATCTGGTCCAGCGCCG